GTTCGGGAAGAATCCTATCACAATTGGCTAATAAACAACGGTGGCACCTATGCCAATGCCAAAAGTTATCATTTTGATGCCGAAAGTCATAGACTTTGGGCCAATCATGTGCTACAATACATTAAAGATAACCAACTACTGGGCCCTGATGAAATACCTTCTTATTGATACAAGCAACATGTTCTTTCGAGCGCGGCATCAAGCACACCGTGCTGCGGACTCCTGGACCAAACTGGGGTTTGCACTGTATCTAACCTTGATGAGTGCCAACAAGGTTGTGCGGCGTTTTCAAGCAGACCATGTGGTTTTCTGCTTAGAAGGTCGAAGCTGGCGTAAGGATCACTACCGGCCCTACAAGGCCAATCGTGCTGTGGCCCGTGCTGCCATGAATGATGAGCAGGCCGAAGAAGACAAGCTGTTCTGGGAGACCTACGACGAGCTGACTAAATACTTGAGCAACAAGACCAATTGCAGTGTGATCCGCGAGCCCCAGGCCGAAGCAGATGATATCATTGCACGATGGATAGCCCTACACCCCCAAGACGAACACATAGTGGTCAGCTCAGACACAGATTTTGTGCAGCTGATTGCACCCAATGTCAAACAGTACAATGGTATCACAGATGAGCTGATCACTCTAGACGGAATCTTTGATGTCAAGGGACAACTGATCAAGGACAAAAAGACCAAGCTGCCCAAGACTGTGCCCGATCCTGCCTGGTTGTTGTTTGAAAAGTGCATGCGTGGCGATACCAGTGACAATGTGTTTTCAGCATATCCTGGTGTGCGAACCAAGGGTACCAAGAACAAGGTTGGACTAGAAGAAGCATTTGGCGACATGGGCAAGAAAGGCTATGCCTGGAACAATCTCATGCTGCAACGTTGGACTGACCACAATGGTGATGAGCACCGAGTGCTGGATGATTATGAACGCAACCGTACCTTGATTGACCTCACAGCACAGCCACAAGAGATCAAGGATCTAGTGGACGCTGCCATACGTGAGCAAGTGAGTCACAAAGACGTGGGGCAAGTGGGCAGTCACTTTTTGCGATTCTGTGGCAAGTACGAATTGGTCAAGTGCAGCGACTCAGCAGACAGTTTTGGACGCTGGTTGAATGAAACCTATAAAGGAGTATTAAATGAACAGCATAGTAGCTAAACCAGTGATAGCAGACAGGTACTGGATACTTAAAAAAGACGACCGCAAGATTGGACAGATTGAAGCTGACGCAGAGGGCATTGTTGTAAAAATTCAAAACACAGTGCAACGATACAAAACTCTCAAGATGGCAGGTCGTGCTGCTGGTATTGAATTTGCAGATCAAGAGTCAGTCACGCCAATCCAAGATCAACAGGCCTACGGTTATGACACCGGTGGTGTGGTACACAATGCCATGTGGGACGTTACCCATCGATTGCCGCTGTTCACCAGAGACAACAAATCCAAGTCCTGGTTTGCTGCTGGCTGGTACCGAGTAAAACAACACCGCACCTGGAAAACTGTACAGAACCCCAAACTTATCACCCTGCAACGCTATGCGTATCAAGGTCCATTTCACACCAAGGAACAAGCAAATGACAAATCCGTTTCGTGATCAAGAAAAATTCATGCGAGCTTGCGACCAAAGCGTTGACGAATTCAATGGCACACAGTTTGATATGTATTGTGCTCTTATTGAAGAAGAACACAAAGAACTAAAAGTCGCACTGGCAGAAAATGACGACGAGGAAATTGTTGATGCATTGTTAGACATCCTTGTTGTTACAATAGGTGCATTGCATAGTTTTGGTGCCAATGGCGAAGGCGGTTGGAAAGAAGTTATGAAGACCAACTTTGCCAAGATTGACAAAAAGACCGGCAAGGTTCGCAAGCGTGAAGATGGTAAAGTACTAAAACCCGTGGGCTGGAAGGCTCCAGAACTGACACAATTTATTAAAGGAAAATAATATGTTTGAAACAAGTTATCCAGCTGGAATGTCTTATCGTTCTGCCAGTGAAATTAATTCGGCCATGGGCCGTGTGTACGGACACATGAGTCTTGCTGTGATTACCAGCATGATTGTCAGCTACTTTGTGGGAACTACTCCTGAGCTACTGGCATTCTTTTTTACAGGTATCCTAAAGTGGATTGTGATCTTTGCTCCACTTGCGGCCATCTTTGGTGTGAGTTATGTGCTGGGCAACAACCCCACAAAAGGAGTTGCTCAACTGTGCTTGCATGGCTTTGCGGCCCTGATGGGTCTGAGCTTTGCCACAATCTTCGCGGTGTTCACCATGGGATCAATTGTTAGTGCCTTTATGGGTGCTGCCATCCTGTTTGCTGTGATGAGTGGCTATGGCTACTTTACCAAACGTAGTCTAGACAGTGTGGGCAAGTTCATGTTCGTGGGCTTGATTGCCATCATCATTGCCAGCATTGTGAACATCTTTATTGGCAGCACTGTGATGCAGATGGTAATCAGTGCCCTGGCCATCATTATCTTTCTGGGACTCACTGCCTATGACACACAGCAGATCCGCGAAATGGTTTCAGTAGATACCAGTCCTGCTGTGGAAGTATCAGGCGCATTGACCTTGTACATGGACTTTATCAACTTGTTTATCAATCTACTACAGTTGTTTGGCGATAGAAAATAAAAGGAACAACATGAGCTTGCACATAAATCGATTTGTTGATTCAATCAAGGCACACGAAAGTCGTGGGCAAAAAGACTTTGTCATGAGCCTGCGTGACGCCAAGGATCTGCACAGTGACATAACCAAACTGCTAATGACCCTGGCTGCCATGCGAACTGTGCCAGTTGAGAACTCAGTAACAGAGGTGGTTCTGGATGGTGGATCATTTAAAAGCACATAGTTAATCTACGAGGCCAAGCCGATCAATCTCAAAACTGCAAACATGCTGACCCAGTACCCGGGGCCCAAGTATAAAAAAGTTAGTTTTTCAAATCCTGGTCATGCAAAAAATCTGGCCAAGAAACTAAACACACAGTTCAAAACAGACAAGTTCACAGTGGTGCTATTGACTCAGGGGGCGCAGATATACCCCGATGTTCGATAAGATCCAACTCACCCGACAAATTCTACTAGGCAGCCACACTGAGCTTGCTGGCCGCAGCATTGACCAAGCATTTGCCGACTGGTGGATGGATTCTCGAGAGGGCGGCGGCATGCGATTGACCGCAGCCGGCTATCAGGCCATTACCACCTTTGACATTGAAATGTATGTGTTTGACATTCCGGCACACACTCTACTGCCCAGACATCTGCTGTTGATGGATCGAAAACTGGATTGTCCCTACTATCTCAAACTGGCAAGGAAATCGCAGATCACCCTGTTTGGCAGTGAGCAGGCCCTGATGATGACCATGTACGGGGATATCAACCGGTTCATGCGGTATCTGGAACGCACCTAGCGGTTGACCATTATTCGCCAATCTAGTACACTAGTATTTGCCACAGAAATTGTTGTAAAATAGCCACAATTTGCCCGATTGACCAATATTCGCCAAAATGCTATAATATACGCATGGAAGCAAAAAACACCACCCGTAAAAAACGTTCAGATCGTACACATGTGATCTACATGTTGCAATCTGGTGCGGATTTTTACATTGGCGTTACTGCCAAAACTGCCGGAACAGTGAACCGTAGTGTTCAGACTCGTTTCAACAAGCATGTTTATCGTAGCAGAACTGAAGACAAGAGCTGGGCACTGTATGAGTGCATGCGCGAGCGCGGTGCAGACAGTTTCACAGTGTTGGTTGTTGATGCAGTGCGTGGCAAAAGCGCCGCTCATGCTCTGGAGCGTGAGCTCATACGTGAGCACCGACCCAACTTGAACAGCGATGTTCGTGGGTGCTGATCGGGTTGACCCTTATTCACCGATTAACAGTTAATGGGTGTTGAATTCAACACATGTATTTGCAATAGTTCTCTATAAGGAAATTTGTTATATTTGAGCCAATTTGAAGTACAATGCAGTTGAGTAGCATTAAACAAACAAGCGGTGCCACATTGGTAGGTATATATACCGTCAAGAGTTAAGTAATCTGCCATGTAGTCTTGTTGATTTTCTCCTGTCCCAGCATGTTTCTTTCCAAATAATAGCTTTGAATTCCGGAATAGAATCCATGGCCAAAATATAAGTATATCTATATTTGTCTTTTTCATCAGACGCATAATCATCGATATGAATTGAATGCGGAAGACTTTGTCTTTGGTACGCTGCCCAAACTTTTTCTGGATTTGAAAAATCTTTTGCAACAATTCTACTTATTATATCAAACAACGGTGAACTTTCTGGTATGGTTAATCTATGATCAATGACCTGATCGATAGCCATGAAATTCACATATTTTTTATTAGAATTATCTGAAAAATTTTGTTTGAATTGATCAATTTCTGATTCAGAAATAACACTGTTGCATAGTAACATATTAACGTTACTTAGCCAGCAGCAAGTCTTGACTGTAAAAACTAATTTTTCGGTTGATCTTTATTCACCGAACTGCTATAATATACACATAGACAGCAAAAAAAAGTCCCAAATGATTACACTCAAACAAGTTCAAAGCATTTTTAAACAACACAATCGGTCAGCACTGACTCGAAAAGGTTTTAAAAACGAACGGATTGTGACTAGCTATGTGAGCAGTAGAGAGTCGGCAACCGATTTGATTAGAGATTTAGAGCAGGCTGCAGGCCCGGAAAACATAGATGTTGATCGCTCAGACAAGGACGGCATCATTGCAGTTTCTGTACGATGCCTCCTGGCGTAATTTTTCAGACAAAACGGTTGACCCTTATTCACCAAACTGCTATAATACACACATAGACAGCAAACAGGAGCCAGAAGTGATCAAGCAATTTGTACAGGTTAGTGCCCACAGAGACAGCAATAATTTTGCACATTGTAGCAACCTGAGTCTGATGGCAGATCGCGATATGAGCGCCCTACAGGCCCTGCGCTACCTGCAGGTCATGGCCGATGACTATG